AATCGCAGGAAGAGGTGGAGACGGATCCAGAGGTGGTGGAGGTGGTGGAGGTGGATATCTCCTAGATACTACAACAGGAACCGAACTCGCAGGAGAAGGAGGGAACGGTGGTGATGGATATGTCAAAATCACTTGGTGGTAGGAGATAAAATCAATGTCAGTAAAACAAACAATTAATACCAATAGTGGAGTATCAACAACCACAAGATCGGGACTTGTATTTTATAATGATAGGATTAGTGGAATCGTAACGGTCATTGATGGTGGTGATGTAGCAAGTAAATCTTATGTTGATAAGACACTCATTTATCCAGATATCGCACCACAAGATGAAGGTAAGTTTTTAACTACAACTGATGGAATTGCCAACACTTGGGATTATGTTTCTAATATTGAAGAATTCACAACTCCAGGAGCACAAACATTTACACTCCCACCACAGGCAAATCTTCTGTATATTGAGGCAGTTGGTGCTGGTGCTGGTGGTGGTGCAGGAGCAACGGGGTTAATTACGAGTAGTATTTTTGGAAGTGATTGGATAGTACCAAATACTCCGTTTGGGATAAGAGGACCAACTGCTTATGCGAATGGATTATATGTTATGGGTGATGACATTACTAGCAATTATGGAATAATAGTTTCTACAGATACTATTAACTGGACTTTGAGAACTTCTGGATTTAATGAAAGAATTCAATCATTGATTGCGGTTAATAATCAATTTTATTTGGTTATGGATGCAAATAATGCGGTATATGCGGCAAGTTCTACTGATAGTATTGTTTGGACTTTGCGTACTGCTATTAATACTGGATTTACTCCAAGATGGACTTTTAATTATGGTGGTGGATATTTTATTATTGGAGATAATGCTGGAAGAATACAAGCATCTACCGATTGTATTGTATGGGAACTAAGAACTTCTGGAACTGGTTTTCAAATGTACGGATCTACATATGATGGTTCAAAATATTATATTTCTGGATCTGCATCAGCAAATCGTGTTTCAACAGATACTATTCATTGGGTACAAACAAATTATGGTTTAACAGGAGCAACCGTAACTGATATTTTTTATGGGAATAATCTTTATGTCGTTTGTTCCTGGTCAACTGGCGCAGGAAGAATTGCAACATCGACTGATGCTCAGACATGGGAATTAAGAACTTCTGGTCAAGAGGGGAAAAACTTATATTCTATTTCTTATGGTGGTGGGTATTATTTTGTTGGTGGTGGGGAAGGAAGAATAATTAGATCAACAGATACTATTGTCTGGGAAGAAAAAAACATTGGTATTAATAAAACAGTAGAAGATATAAAGTATTTAAATAATGCAGTATATGCATATGGCACTATTAGTCCTTCTGTATTTTCTGGAAAGGGTGGATCCGCAGGTGCTTATACTTCCTGGTATATACCAAGAAATATTGTTTATTCTAATCTTACAGTTAATCCTGGAGCAGGTGGAACTGGTGGAACAACTGATAGTGAATTGGGAAGTGCTGGATCTGATACGACAATATCTTGGACTGGTCCAAATGCACAAACATATACAATTACTGCATCATCAACAGCAGCAAACACTGTATCAAGTAGTAGTTCTTTTTATACAACTGCTGGTTCTGATGGTGCAATAGTACAATACATTTCATCTTCTTCTGGAAATGATGGAACTTCACAAACAAATCAATTCCAACCAACAGGAGGAGGAAGTGGTGCCGTAGATTCTGGAACAGGAGGATCTGGAGGATCTATAAGTTATTATGGAAACTCTATTTCTGCTTCTGGTGGTATTGGTGCTGATACTGCAACTCTCACAGGACAGAATGCAACTCTCATATCTGGACTTCCTTATGGTGGAGGAGGTGGTGGGGGATCAATATCTGCAGGATATTCGTGGACTTTAAGAACAAGTGGAAAATCTCTTAATGCTTCTTTTTATTCTAGTGTTATTGGTAATGGATATTATATTCTTGGTTCTCAAAATTTTATACTTTCTTCTACTGACACTATCGTATGGGAACAACAAGATGAGGGTGGAAACTTTAACATATATGGACTTACAAAATCTCCAGAATTTTTCTTAGCTGCTGGTGGACCAAATGGATATGTATCAACTTCTACCAACTCTACTGTATGGATATTGAGAACTGCTGGATTTACTGATATTGTTAGGCAAGCAATTTATGATGATAATCAATTTATTATATCTGGGGATAATGCATTTCTTGCAGTATCCACTGATGCTGCACACTGGACTAAAAGAACGACTGGCGTTTCTATAACTGAACCCATTGAAGGTCTTGGTTATGCCAATGGATACTACTTTATAGCATATCCAAATGCTACACCATCAGTTTCGACTGATACAATTACATGGATAAAGAGAACTGCTCCTGTTGATAGTTATAAATCTTTTGGATATCAAAATGGATACTATGTTATGACTGATGGCGGCGCGGATGTGATATCATCAACAGATACTGTTATATGGATATCCAGAACAACTGGAAATGTTAGTGGGGGTATTGGTAATAATAACTTGGGAGTCACTCCAACGGGATTTATAATTGCGGGTCGAGATGCAGGAGCTACAGATCAGTGGTACAGTATTTCTACTGATAGTATTACGTGGACTGTGAGAACTTCAAATAGTAGTGTCATAAAGACTGTGCGTAGTATAACTTATGGGGATGGATATGCACTGGTTGGTGGTAGTGATGGATTTATAGAAGTTTCTCCAGTTTATATTGGATCTGGAGGTAATGGAGTTCGTGGAGGTGGTGGAGGTGGTGGTGCCGTCTATTCAACTTCTTTTGGAAACGGTGGAAATGGTGGAGATGGTTATGTCAAGATCACCTGGTGGTAATAAATATTAGAAAGACTGTCCTGAAGAATGTCGCAGATTAGAAAGCACAGTATAAAAGGAATCACTGATGTTTTAGCATCTACTGATGCGGCTTCGAAGAGTTATGTTGATGGTGCGAAACGTATAATTGATCCATCAACTCAAGATATTGGAAAGTTTTTGAGTGTTTATCCTGGTACGATTTTATGGGCACAAAGAACTTCTGGATTTGGTACAACAATAATTTATGCTCTTACATATGGTAATAATCTTTATGTTGCTGGTGGTGGTAGTGGAACTCTAGCAACTTCTACAGATAGTATTGTATGGACTTATAGAACTTCTGGATTTGGTACATCACAAATTAATACTATTAGTTATGGCAATGGTTTATATATCGCTGGTGGTCAAAATTCTGCATTTACTGTATCCACTGATGGTATTGTTTGGACTTATAAAAGTGTTAGTTTTACTGGTTCTGCTGGAATTAATGCTACTTTATATGCTAATGGATTATATTTTGCTACACCTTTTGACAACATTTCAGTTTCTACTGACGGAAACACATGGACTTCAAGAACTTCTGGATTTGATAGTACAAACATTAATACTCTCATCTATGGTAATAATCTTTATGTTGCTGGTGGTAGTGGAACTCTAACAACTTCTACAGATAGTATTGTATGGACTTATAGAACTTCTGGATTTAGTTCATCAATAATTTATGCTCTTACATATGGTAATAATCTTTATGTTGCTGGTGGTGGTAGTGGAACTCTAGCAACTTCTACAGATAGTATCGTATGGGAGCAAAGAACTTCTGGATTTGGTACATCACAAATTCGTTCTCTCATTTATGGTAATGATCTTTATGTTGCTGGTGGTTCTGGGGCAACTCTAACAACTTCTACAGATACGATTGTATGGACTAAAAGAACTTCTGAATTTGGTTCATCGATCATTAATGCTCTTACTTATGTTAATAATCTTTATGTTGCTGGTGGTCAAGGTGGAACTATCACAGTATCACTAGAAACTCAACAATACTGGGAAAGTCTTGCAGATACTTCATCACCACAACCAGAACAATTATCATATAAGGGTTATGAGGAATTCACAACTCCTGGAAACTCAACATTCAATATTCCACCATATGCAAAAACTTTTTATATTGAAGCAATCGGTGGTGGAGCAGGTGGAGCATCAGGACGCTACTTTGGAACATTAGGTTCTGGTGGTGGGGGTGGTCATGGTGCTTATGCTTCTTGGTTAATTCGCAGAGCAGAACTTGGAAATGCTTCTACGATGTCAGTCACCGTTGGTTCTGGTGGTGTTGGTGGAAATAGTCGTGGAATGTCTATTAGTACTGATGGTCAAACTTGGGAAGCAGTTGGTTCTGGATTTGGTACATCAATAATTTATGCCCTCACTTACGGAAATAATCTTTATGTTGCTGGTGGTGGTCTAGTTAATGGAACTCTATCAACTTCTCCCGATGGTATTACTTGGACTAGTAGAACTTATGGACTTAGCACGTCTGTAATTTATACTCTCACTTATGGAAATAATCTTTATGTTGCTGGTGGTGCTTTTGGAAAACTAACAGCTTCTACAGATACTATTGTATGGACTCAAAGAACTTCTGGATTTGGAAATACGAATATCATCACACTTCTTTTTAACAATAATCTTTATGTTGCTGGTGGTGCTATTGGAACTATAGCAACTTCTACAGATACTATTGTATGGAAACAAAGAATTTCTGGATTTGGTGGATCGACAATTTATTCTCTTATCTATGCTAATAATCTTTATGTTGCTGGTGGTCAAAGTGGAACTCTCACAACTTCTACAGATACGATTGTATGGACTCAAAGAACTTCTGGATTTGGTACATCACAAATTAATTCTCTCATTTATGTTAATAATCTCTATCTTGCTGGTGGTGCTGGTGGAACTTTAATAACTTCTACAGATACTATTGTATGGGAACAAAGAACTTCTGGATTTGGTACAACATTCATTCGTTCTCTTACTTATAGCAATGGTCTTTATATTGCTGGTGGTGATAGGGGAACTCTAACAACTTCTACAGATACAATTGTATGGACTTATAGAACTTCATTATTTAAAAATTCAACAATTAATGCTCTCACCTACGGAAACAATCTCTTGATTGCTGGTGGTGTTTCTTCTGCTGGTGGTGGAGGTTCTGGAGGTATTACAAATGTTACTTGGACTGGAAACTCTCCAACTGGCACTATAAATTATAGGGCATCATTTGGTTCCAATCCTAGTGGAGGTAGTAATACTAGTACAACAGGTGGAGGGTCTTCTACTAATTTATCATATCCAACTCGTAATTATCTTTATGCTGCTGATAGTGTTAATGGAGGATCTGGAAGAAGTATTGCAGGTGAATCATTTTCAGTGGCACAACAATTTGATATGCAAGTATCTTCTGGAGGTGGAGGTGCTTATGGGTCATATGATGGAGGATCTTCAACGACTTATTATTACGGAAATACTTATACAGCACTCGCACAAGCGTATCTAAAATATCCAAAAGGTTCTTTATGGAATCTAAGAACCTCAGGAACTGCATTCAATCTAAATGCACTTACCTATAGTCCTCCATATACTTATACAATACCTAAAGCAACTAATTGGATAGTAAAGACTTCTAGTGTAGTTAATAATATTAATTCAATTACTTCTTCTCCTGGAGAATACCTTGCCGTAGGAACAGAAGTACTCCAATCAACTGATACTGTTAATTGGACCTTAAGAACTGCACAGAGTTCTTATAATACTGCTCATTATGCGACTGATAAACTTGTTTATGATGATAGTAATTTTAGTGGTGATTTAGGTATTTGGACTTTGAGAACTTCTGGAATTACTAGTGACATTAGTAATATTGAAGAAGTTACTTTTGGTAATGGAATTTATGTTGCTACGGGATTTACTTTTGCTGGAACCGCAGGTATAATTTCTTCTACCGATTCTATCGTATGGGAAAAAACAGTATCTCATTCATCTCCTTCGCAGAGACTTTTTACTGCTAGATTTGCTAATAATCTTTTCTTTGTTGGTGGTACTGATATTCTATTTGTATCAACAGATGGTTATACGTGGGATCGTAGATATAGTACTGGTTTTGGTGGAAATGACGCAATTAGAGGTATTTCTTATGGTGATGGTCTTTATGTTCTTGGTGGTGGTGCAACTCTATCAACATCAACTGATACACAGACATGGACTCGTAGAACTTCTGGTGCTGGATTTATTGGTGATGTTACTTACGGTAATGGTCTTTATGTTCTTGCTGGTGGTAGTGAAATTCTAATTTCTACAGATACTATTGCATGGACTTACAGAACTTCTGGAGATAATAATGTTTTAAATGGATGGAAAAGTTTACTTTATGCTAATAATCTTTATGTTGTTGCTGGTGGTGAAGGTAAATTAAGAACTTCTACAGATACGATTGTATGGACTTCTAGAGTAACGAAAATTGCTGGTGCAAATTTCAGTATTACTTCTGTTTCCTATGGTAGTGGTTTTTATGTTGCTGTCGGTGGAAACGCAGGGCCACAAGACTACAGATTATCAATTTCTACTGATGGAATTTCTTGGACCTTAAGGACTGCTGGAATAAGTAATTTACAATCTGCTGTTTATGGTAATAATCTTTATGTTGTCGGTGGCGGATTATCTATCACAACCTCACCAGACTATGCATACGAAATAAGTCCCAAAGGATACTTAGCATCAGGAACCACAGGTAAGATTGATACTTCTACTGATACTATTTCCTGGAGTCTAAGAACTTCTGGTATTACCGAAACCTTTAACGAAATTATATCTGCTGATCCTTATGAGAGTGTTATTGAAGCAGGAAGTGAATGGGTACTGAGAACTTCTGGATTTGGTACATTTGGTACAAGAACAATTTATTCTATTACTTATACTAATAATCTTTATGTTGCTGCTGGTGAAAGTGCAACTCTAACAACTTCTACAGATACTATTGTATGGGAACAAAGAACTTCTGGATTTGGCGCAACACAAATTAGTACTCTCACTTATGGTAATAATCTTTTTGTTGCTGGTGGTGCTAGTGCTAGTGGAACTCTAACAACTTCTACAGATAGTATTGTATGGACTTATAGAACTTCTGGATTTGGTTCAACGTCAATAAGTACTCTTACTTATGGCAATAATCTTTATGTTGCTAGTGGTTTTGTTGGAACTATAACAACTTCTACAGATACGATTGTTTGGGAATATAGAACTTCTGGATTTGGTTCAACAGCAATTCAATCTCTAATTTATGCTAATAATCTTTATGTTGCTGGTGGTGGTGTATTTGATGGAACTCTAACAACTTCTACAGATACTATTGTATGGACTCGTAGAACTTCTGGATTTGGTTCAACAACTATTCTTACTCTTGCTTATGGTAATAATCTTTATGTTGCTGGTGGTTTTATTGGAAAACTAGCAACTTCTACAGATACTATTGTATGGGAATTAAGAACTTCTGGATTTGGTTCAACAACTATTCTTACTCTTACTTATGAGAATAATCTTTATGTTGCTGGTGGTGGTAGTGGAACTCTAACAACTTCTACAGATGCTATTGTTTGGATTTATAAAACTTCTGGATTTGGTACTACAGACATTTATGCTCTTACTTATGGTAATAATCTTTATGTTGCTGGTGGTGATAGTGGAACTCTAACAACCTCACTAGCATATAATCGTCCAGGATATAAGAACCAACCTTATGTTGCCGTTGGTGAGAATCAAAACATTTTAACATCAACCAACCAAATCAACTGGACTAGAAGAACTTCTGGTTTAGATTTTGGTTATGATATTAAGTCTATAGATTATGCTCCACAAACTTATCTTGCTGGTGGTGGTCTTGATTATGCACCTGCTGGAGACTTATGGACTCAAAGAACTTCTGGATTTGGTACATCTGCAATTTATGGTCTCACTTATGTTAATAATCTTTATGTTGCTGGTGGTTTTACTGGAACTCTAACAACTTCTACAAATGGTATTGTATGGACTCAAAGAACTTCTGGATTTGGTACAACAGCAATTATTTCTTTCACTTATGGAAATAATCTTTATGTTGCTGGTGGTGGTCCTAATCCAGTTTTAACAATTTCTACAGATACGATTGTATGGACTTATAGAACTTCTGGATTATCTGGCACAATCATTGGTTCTCTCACTTATGGTAATAATCTTTATATTGTTGGTGGTACTGGCGGAATTATAATAACTTCTACAGATACTATTGTATGGGAATTAAGAACTTCTGGATTTGGTACATCTTCTGTTCTTGCTCTTACTTATGCTAATAATCTTTATGTTGCTGGTGGTCAAAGTGGAACTTTAACAACTTCTACAGATACAATTGTATGGGAACAAAGAACTTCTGGGTTTGGTGGGGGAACTGCAATTAATTTTAATGGACTAACCTATGGTAATGGTTTTTATGTTGCTGGTGGTGATAGTGGAACTCTAACAATTTCTACAGATACTATTACATGGGAAAAAAGAACTTCTGGGTTTGGTACAACAAAAATATTCGAAATTCTTTATGCTAATGAGGTTTATGTTGCTGGTGGTTCTAGTGGAACTCTAACAATTTCTACAGATACTATTGTATGGGAACAAAGAAATCCTGGATTTGGTACATCGAGTGTTCGTGCTCTCACTTATGGTAATAATATCTTTGTTGCTGGTGGTGATAGTGGAACTCTAACAACCTCAACAGAACTCTATAACGACTCAGCACTCATAACATCCACAACTGGAATCATATGGTCTTCCAGAACCACCACAATCACAAGTGATTATATTAATGGTGTTGCTTATGATGGTAGTTCTTATGTTGCCGTTGGTGGTGGATACTTAGAGGGTTCTTTATGGACTCAAAGAACTTCTGGTACTACTTCACTTATTAGTACTATTGATTATGATGGCAATTTATATTATAGAGGTGGTGTATCTGGTCAAATAGCAGTGTCTTCAGATTTTCTAACTTGGACTCTAAGAACTTCAACAACTTCTAATTTTATTCAAAATTTAGAATATATTAATAATTATTTGTATACTTGTATGTTTAGTTTGGGAGTGTTTTCAACTTCTACTGATGGTATTATATGGACTTTAAGAACGGTTTCTGGAGTATCTTCTAGTTTGGGATTTGGACCAAAATCTCTTAAATATGTTTCGGATGACTCTTTATACTATATTGGTGGGCAGGGTTCTACTAACGGTCAGATGGCGGTGTGGGCATCTACTGATCTTATTGTATGGTCGGCAAGAACTTGTTTAGCACCTTTAGAAGCTAATTCTCGTGTTGGAAGTTTTTCATATGCTTCCAATTTAGTAGAAAAGTACATGATTACTGGTGGTAATCAACAAGTTCAAACATCAACTAATACTATTGTTTGGACTTTTAGATCACATGGAATTGCTGCTGCAAGTTTGAATATGGTCGGAACATATGGAAATAATCTTTATGTCGTTGGATCAGAAAATGGTAGAATAACGACATCAACTGATGGTATTAGATGGTCTTTAAGAACTTCAATATTTCTAAATGAAAATATTAAAGATATTGATTACAAGGATCCAATATATGTCGTTGCTACAAGTTCTGGTACAATTGGAATTTCTACAGATACTATTGTATGGACTTATAGAACTTCTGGATTTGGAACAACGGATATTAGAGATTTAAAATATAATACCAGTTTGAATTTGTTTATTGCCGCTGGACAGAATGGAATCATAGCAACCTCACCAATCTTTGATACAAAAGGTTCAATCTCACAATCAACCGATACAATCAGTTGGACCGCAAGAACATCAGGTCTCAATGAAACAATCGATCTTAATACAATTACTTATGAAAATGGTCTTTATACTGTTGGTGGTGATAATGGAACTATTATAATTTCTACTGATGGTATATCCTGGACTGATACGTTCAAGACAACTTCAAGTAATGTAAATGAAATTATAGGAGGAAATAATAAGTTGTATGGAAATTCTTTATTCCTTAGTGGTACTGATAATTATGTTGCGGTTGGTGATTCTGGACTGATAGAAACTGCACTAGGTACTGATGAAGATGTTGATGTTCCTCAGTATTATATGGGTAATAGTGAAACAATAAGAGTTTCAACTGATAGTATTGGGTGGGTTGCAAGAACTTCTGGATTTGGTACACTTACTGTTAATTATGTTAATAATCTTTATGTTGCTGGTGGTTTTGGTGGAACTCTAACAACTTCTACAGATACTATTGTTTGGACTCAAAGAACTTCTAGTCTTGCTGCGACTAATACAGGTATTTCTGAACTCACTTATGGTAATAATCTTTATGTTGCTGCTGGTGGTTTCGGCACCAATCTAGGAGTAGCAACTTCTACAGATACTATTGTATGGACTCAAAGAACTTCTGGAGGTTTTTCTGAAATTACTGCATTAACTTATGGTAATGGTCTTTATGTTTTGGGTGGTTGGAATACTTCAAATCTAAGAGTTTCTACTGATGGTATTGTTTGGATTGCGAGAACAACCTCAACCGTATCGACACAAATTCATGCCCTCATCTATGTTAATAATCTTTATGTTGCTGGTGGTGGAGGTGGAACTCTAACAACTTCTACAGATAGTATTGTATGGACTCGTAGAACTTCTGGATTTGGTACATCAGAAATTAGATCTTTAACTTATAATAATAATCTTTATATTGCTGGGGGTGCTGGTGGAACTATAAGAACCTCAACAGATACAATAGTTTGGACACCAAGAACTTCAAATACTACAAACACTATTAATAGTTCTACTTTTGGAAATAATTTCTTCGTTGTTTCTGGTAATAGTGGAACTCTAATAACCTCAAGTGCTCTCGATATTTATGACCAAACAAATAATGACGGAATCGACCCAGTACTCACGGGGTCTTATGGTTCTGGTGGTGGAGGAGGTTCTGCGATTAGTGAAGGATTGAATAGTTGGTATCCGAGAAATGCTGGATTACCAAATTCTAGTACTGTAGTTCTTGCTGCAAATGATCTTTATATTGCTGGTAGTGGTTCTGGTGGAACTCTAACAACTTCTACAGATGCTATTGCTTGGACTTATAGAACTTCTGGATTTACAGTAGCAATTTTTTCCCTCACTTATGGTAATAATCTTTATGTTGCTGGTGGTACTAGTGGAACTCTAACAACTTCTACAGATGCTATTGTATGGATTCGAAGAACTTCTGGAACTGGTACTATTAATACTCTTACTTATGTTAATAATCTTTATGTTGCTGGTGGTCTTAGTGGAAAACTAACAGCTTCTACAGATACTATTGTATGGACTCAAAGAACTTCTGGATTTGGTACAACACATATTCGTTCTCTCATTTATGGTAATGATCTTTATGTTGCTGGTGGTGATAGTGGAACTCTAACAACTTCTACAGATACTATTGTATGGGAACAAAGAACTTCTGGATTTGGTACATCGGATATTGATGCTCTTACTTATGGTAATGGTCTTTATGCCTCTGGTGGTGTTGGTGGAGTTCTAACAACTTCTACAGATACAATTGTATGGACTTATAGAACTTCTCGTCTAGGAGTCATTTATTCTCTCACCTACATCAATAATCTTTATTTTGCTGGTGGGTTGGGAGATTTAAATTCTTCTACAGATGGTATTGTATGGACAGACGTATATTTGCTTAATGGGGGAACATATAATTCTTTATCTGCTGATAATAATAAGATTATTTTGGGTTCTTCTGGTGGAGGTGTGGCAACAGCATCAGCAGAAACAGTCTCAATCGCATTTAATGGAGGCAACGGAACCAGAGGAGGTGGAGGTGGTGGAGGTGGATACTCCCAAGAAACAAACCGTTTTGGAGTCGGTGGTGATGGTGGTGATGGATACGTTAAAATTACCTGGTGGTAAAACTTGTATAGATATGATATAATACATCATAAACTGATTGTTTTTATGTCGAAACTGAACTATACAAATCAACCCAAAGACGATTTTCGTGGCAAAACAATAGCATTTTGTCTTCCAGGTGCAATGTACTCTGGAACCTTTATGACTCAAATGATCCGTCTGGTCTTTGACCTGAACCAGTTGGGAATCAATTTTTATATTTCGCAGCATTATAGTTCAATGGTAAATTTTGCCAGAACTGATTGCTTGCAGGCAGATAATTTTGCAGGAACAATGCTGACTCCTTGGCGAGGGCAAATTCCTTATGATTACATTATGTGGATCGATAGTGATATTATCTTCAAGACAGAAGACTTGATTGAACTCCTGAAAATGGATAAGGATATTGCGACTGGATGGTATATTCAGTCCAACGGTACTCCCATTTCCAATCAATCAACTGTGGTTGAGAAAATGGATAAGCAACTTCTACTCAACAAAGGTGCTTATCACTTTGAGACCGTAGAAGAAATGGCACGTCGTCCAGGACCATTCAAGGTAGATTACTGTGGTTTTGGTTGGGTGCTGATGAAGAAAGGCGTATTTGAGAGTATTCCTTATCCTTGGTTTGCTCCTAAGAAAGTTCAACTCATCAAAGAAGATGGAACCATTCTTGAAGATATGTGCTCTGAAGACGTTGCGATGTGTGAGGACTTCAAGGAGTATGGATTTGAGGTCTGGTGTAATCCTAAGGTCCGTGTTGGACATCAAAAGATGGTGGTTCTGTAATGCATTACAATGTTGTGATTGCAACCCCAGGAAACTCATTGGTTGCTGGTTATGTTAAGTCATTGCTTGCAACCATTAAGGTTTTAGAAGAGAATAATATTACCTGGACCTATCAAAACGAACACTCTTCTCTTGTTACAAATGCGAGAGAGGCTGCTATTGCTGGTAGTCGTAATGTATGTGTAACATCAAGGGAACCTGGACTTGGTAATTTTACATATGATAAACTGTTTATGATTGATAGTGATATTGTATGGAAACCAGAAGACTTTATGAAACTCTATTCCAGTGATAGGAGTGTTGTTTCTGGTGTTTATTTTGAGTCTCATAATGGTGATGCGGTCATTCACGAACATAAGGATAGTTATAGAATGATGGCGCAACAGGAAATCAAATATCGCTTCAATACTTTCCCTGTTTATGGTGTTGGTCTTGGTTTTGTTTGTGTAAAATCTGGTGTGTTTGAAGATATTGGTCGTCCGTGGTTTGGTCTTGGAAAAGTACAACACGAAATTGACGGAACAACTTATACACTTCCTCTAGGAGAAGACCTAGATTGGTGTGAAAGAGTTGCCGCAAAGGGTCATCAGGTCTTTGTTGATCCTTCTGTAATTGTTGGTCATACAAAAACGATGGTAATTTAATGAAAAAACTTGCAGTCTTTTATCACCTATTCATTCCTGAACCGATGGAGTCTTGGGTCTGGTGGATTGAAGAACAAATGGGTCTTCTTCAATCCACTGGACTTGCAGAGAATGCGGAGGTGTTTCTTTGCACCACTCTTCCTCTTGGAATGGTCAATCAAAAAAATAATAAGACCTTTGATCAAATGGTCATTGAGTATATTAAGGATCATTTTCCTTTTGTAAATGTTCTTGATGTACGAGGAAGACATGAAGAACCCAACTGGTTTGAAGGTCAAACGATTAAGAAACTTTGGGACTACTGCCAAACCTTTGATGGTTATGTTTTCTACTTCCACAATAAAGGAATGAGTTCTTATGGTACTCATATTCCTGGTGGGTTGAGTGACTGGAAACGATTAATGCACTATTTTAATTTGGAAAAGTGGAAGGACTGTATTGCAAAACTTGATGAGGGATATGATGCTTGTGGCATCAATCTTCTCAAGGAAGAAAATCTAAATCAGGATACATTTACGGAAGAACAAAAGTTCCTGTGCAATCACTTTGCAGGAAACTTCTGGTGGGCAACCGCAAAGCATATTCGCAGTCTTCCAGATCCGTTGGATATGGAGAAGTATTCTGATGTGAAATATATGATGGAGAATCTCAAGACATATCGTTATGCTTTTGAGGTATGGATGGGTCACGGATGTAAAACAGATCATTCAAATTATTATTCTTTCCATCAAAGTAATGCTCATCATTATTTTGAACTTTATCCTAAAGAAAGGTATATTAATCTTCCTTCAATGGAAGAGCAGGCAAAAGATCCAGTTCATATCATTACTTTGGTTGGTGCAAAAAATCAGTTCAACTGGAAGAACCATATCACTTTTGCTCAGTGGATCGTAAGACGCAAGAACCCAGAGGTTGTTGTTGATCTTGGTGTTGACTATGCTTATTCAACTTTCTGTTTTGCTCTGCCAAGAATTGGTGAGATTTATGGTATAGATAGTTTTGAAGGTGATGATCATGCAGGACTACGAGATACTTATGATTATGTGAAGGAAAAGAAAGAAGAACTTGGATTTGATCATATCACTTTCATTAAAGGATACTTTGATGATGTGGCAAAAACTTGGGATAAACCAATTGATATTTTACACATTGATGGACTTCATACTTATGAGGCAGTCAAGAATGATTATGAAACTTGGAATAAGTTTGTGAAAGAAGATGGTGTTATTCTTTTCCACGACACTTGTGTGAATAATCCTGGTTTTGGTGTAAGAAAATTCTTTGGTGAAATTGATCTTCCTAAAGTTAATTTCCATATCTCAAATGGATTAGGAGTTGTATCAAAAGATCAAACACTGATTGACGAAATTAAAACAGAATTTGCGAAGGTATTAGAATGAAAAATCTTACAGTTTTTTACCATCTGTTTGTTCCTAATACATCTGGAATGTGGGTATGGTGGGTTGATGAACAACTCGGTCTCATTCAAAAAAGTGGTCTAGTAGAAAATACAAAAGTCAAAGTTTGCATTACGATGCCTTTGGGTCTGGTAGGACAGATTAAAAAAAATAGTGCAGTTTATGTTGAAAAGAATTATAGTGAAGTTGTTTTAGAATATATTACTGAACGATATCCATTTGCAGAGATTGTAAATGTTCGTGATGTCGGTGAGCAACCAAATATCTTTGAAGGTCAAACACTCAAGGAGTTGTATCTGCACTCTTTGAAAACTGATGGATATGTGTTATACTTACACAACAAAGGTATGACCGAGAACTTCTATAATACATGGGGAGTTTTTGGTGAAGACCATAGGTGGCGTCGTTATATGCAACACCACTGTGTAACACGATGGAAAGAGTGTGTTGAAAAACTAGATGAAGGTTATGATTGCGTAGGTGCAAACTACTATAAAGATTTTTATCCTTTTGCAGGAAACTTTTGGTGGGCATCTACAGATCATATCAAGAAACTAGGTGATCCATTGGATGCAGATGAGTACTATAATAACAATAGTGCTTCAAACTACCGATATGCATTTGAACTTTGGGTTGGAACTCAAAATCCAAAAATTCATTATATGGACGTAAGAGATACTGAGTCTGCTGAAGTTCAAAAATTTATAGAAAAGAAAGAAGAAAAACCGATGAATTTAAACAACTACATTACTCAGGCAAAGTCTGATAAGTTTAATCTAGTTCGTATTGTTCCCGATAATGGATACTATGTCCATGCTCAGGTCTTTCACGAAATTGAAGCAGCATTCTTCTTTACGTTGAAGAGAATGGGTTTTGATGTCACAAATACGATTAATGACTTTGTTCCTGATGCTAGAAACATCGTCTTTGGTATGCAACACTGCCCTGTAGATATTGTGAGGCACGATGTACCGAAGAACACTATTGTCTATTCTCTAGAACAAATGCGTGATACACCAGAATGTATTCGCTGGTGCCGCAAGTATCGTGGTCTAGAAGTTTGGGATTATTCTGTTTTCAATAAAGAAACTCTTGAACTTGCTGGTGTTGAGAACATTAAGGTTGTTCCTATTGGATATGTTCCTGAGATTTCTTATGTGGAACGCCAACCACCTGAGAAGAGAGATATTGATATTCTTGCATATATGTCTCCTGGTCCAAGACGACTGAAGATTATGGATCAGTTCAAGAATAATCCTAATATTAACTTTGTTAATCTTCAAAGCACTTATGGAGAAGAAAGAGATAATATGATGGCAAGAGCAAAGTTGATTATTAATATTCATAACTATGATAATAAGATCTTTGAGATGGTGAGAATTTCTCATGCACTCCAACAGGGTATTCCTATTCTTGCAGAGAGAGCACCAGATACTGACTTCCCAGATTATATGGAAGATACGGTTAATCTTTCAACCTATAATCGTTTTGTAGATACAACTTATAGACTTCTTAAAAAACCAGAAGAACTAGAGGCAAGTGCAGTTCGAGCACTTGAAAAGTTCAAACAAAGTCCAATGACCACATTCCTTGAGGAGGCACTGAAATGAAAGTAATCGATAGTTTTACATTCTTTAATGAGTTTGATATGCTCAAACTCCGTTTGAATTACTTGAATGATATTGTCGATCACTTTATCATTTCAGAGTCAAACTATACTCATTCGGGAAAACCAAAACCTTATTACCTGGATGAAGTTTGGAATGAGATTCCCGAGGACATCAGGAAAAAGATTACACGTCTTAAGTATGAACCAGATCTGAGTCAGATTACACTTCCCGATAGTGTAGAGAAGTGTGATTTTGATAATGGAAATTGGAAACTTGAGAGAGAACAGAGAGATTTCATCACTAAAAATCTCTTTAGTTTTTCTTTGAATGATCTCTTTATGGTGAGTGATGTGGATGAAATTCCACGCAAAGAAGTTATTAAAAACTTTATGGGTGCAAGGTTCGATGAGGACTTTTGTTATGTTGCCCAGTGTGAAATGTTCTACTATAACTTCACAACATACTGCCATAACCACTGGGCAGGAACAGTATTTACCAGTGTGAAGAATGCTCTCCAGAAGGGATGTGATTACTTCCGTAGTCAAAGGTTTACACTTTTCCCTGTGCAAAATGGTGGTTGGCACTTCTCATACTTCGGTGATGTTGAACAGATCAAACATAAATTAGATTCATTTGCTCATCAGGAATATAATAAAGAGCAATATAAGAACGATCAAAATATTCTTGATGCAATCAAGAACAAAAAAGATCTTCTTCAAAGGGGAGAAAGTTTCCAAGAATATAACTTCTATAATCTTCCAGAAGAACTAAGAGATTTTATTATCAAGGGTTATTCTCAGGAGTATTATATTACTGAGACTGATATTACTAATCCAGATCAATCTAAGAAACGTCGTTATGTGGATCCATCCAATCCAGCAAATCAGTATGTGGATCCAAAGCATATGCCACCTCTTCTTGAGGCGTCATTGAATCCTGATGGTAATGGTGGTACAGAGATTATGGGTCGTGCTTGGCAGGATTATGTATTGCCTGCTGCTCCTGATCTTGCTGACTGGCACTGGTGCGTCATTCCTGGAGACAACATTATCTCTCCAGACAACTCCAATATCGTTTGGTTGCATCCTCATCATCGGGAACCAAATATGGAACAGTTGATGGACCCTCAGTTCCAGAAACACTTCAAGGCATATGTCTTTGTGTCTGATTGGCAATATGAGAGGTTCGTTGAGACTTTTAAACTTCCTGCAGAGAAGTGTTATGTTTTGAAGAACGCTATCAAACCATTTGAACCACACAAGAAGCGTGATGGAAAACTTCAATTGATGTTCCATCCCAATCCCATTCGTGGTCTTGACGTTCTTTTGGAGGCAATTAAACTTCTTCCAGATGAAGACTTTGATTTACACATTTACCATGAACTTGATCCTGATGCACGTAAGCAACAGTATCTTGAAGGTCTGCAGACCTATGAATACTCTCACGTATGCCAACAAGAAGAAGCATTCCTTCGTTATTGTTTAAGTCTTGCCGTTGCCGATAAGAGAGTTGTTCGTCATACCAGGTCTAATAACTCTCAAATTAGAGAGCAGTTGATGAAGACACACATCTTCGCATATCCTGCATACTTCGAAGAGACCTCATGTATTTGTATGATTGAAGCTCTTGCTGCTGGATGCTCTGTTGTCTCCAGTAATCTTGGTGCACTTCCTGAAACATCACTTGGATTTGCACGTCAGTATGGTTTCATTCCTGACAGGCAGAAGCACATCATTCGTTTCGCACAAGAACTTAAAGAGACGATTGATGAATATCGTGCAGGAAAGTTTGATTCTACTGAGCAAGTTAAGAAGGTCAATGATTATTATTCTTGGGAGACACGTGTTAAGGACTGGATTAAACTTGATAAGCATCTTTGGGTTAAGGATGGAGACATTCCAGAGATGTTTAAAAATGTTGTATAATTAACTATAGGAATGACTATCTTATGACTACTGATAACTTTGTAAAACTTGCTCTAGAGAATGGTGGGAGTATTCATCCTCTCATTATCCCATCCAATGAACTGAAAGGACCAGCACTTACTAATCCTTCCATCTATAATGATAATGGTAGGATTCTTTGTAATCTTAGGAACATTAATTATACACTATTTCACTCTGAGAAAAAGAGATTTGAACATCACTGGGGACCTCTAGTCTACATTCACCCAGAGAACGATCTTCGTCTTCGTACATGGAACATCATGTGTGAGATGAATGATGATATGTCTATCAAGTGGTATCATCATATTGATACTAGCAGTTTCCCAGATAAAGAACTCTGGGAGTTTGTTGGACTTGAAGACTGCCGTATCATGAGGTGGGATGAAAAACTCTATGTGTGTGGTGTACGTAGAGACCTTGACCCCACTGGTAGGGGTAGAATGGAACTCTCTGAGATTGAGATTACTGAGAATGGGGTGAAGGAAGTTAAGCAATATCGTATCCCAACTCCTGGTCATCATGTTGATGATGGTTCTTATTGTGAAAAGAATTGGATGCCAATCATCGACATGCCATTTCATTTTGTGAAGTGGACTAACGGTACTGAAGTTGTTCGATTTGATATTGGAACGCAAACGACCTCTCAAGTCATAGTAACTGATTGGAAGGATTTGGGATGTGTTGATTTGCGCGGAGGTTCACAAGTCATTCCTTTTGATGATTCTGGAAGACACATTGCACTGAACCACGAGACATTTCTTTTCAGGAGTAAAGCAGATAGAAAGGATGGAACATATCGTCATCGTTTCATTGTTTGGGATAAGGATTGGCAGATCTCTAAAGTATCCAGGAGATTTTCATTCTTAGAAGCAGAGGTGGAGTTTGCAGTTGGAATGTGTGAGTATGGTAATGACTATCTCATGACGTTTGGATTCCAAGATAATGCTGCATATCTTTTGAGAATTTCACAAAAATTTGTTAGGGATTTTATTTTTGATTTAGTATGAAGGTATCACTAATATGTTCATGCAAGAATAGGGTAGAACCATTAAAGATATCTCTTGCATCATGGTTAAACTATAAAGAAATACACGAAATTATTATTGTTGACTGGAGTTCGGATGAACCAATAGATTATCTGACAAAACTTGACCCAAGAATTTTTGTGATTACGGTTCCAGATCAAAAGTATTTTAATCAACCACAACCATTAAATCTTGCAGCAAGTTTAGCTACTGGAGATTATATTTTAAAAGTTGATGGTGATTATATCCTAAGTCCATATTTTAACTTCTTTGATTATTACAAAGTTGACGCACACTCTTTTGTTTGTGGTCAAACTGACGAGAAAGAACCCATAAGTTCGAGTCCCTACTTCAAGTATTTGAGGGGACTTCTTTTTATTACTTCAGAAAATTATGCCAAGGTTGGTGGGTACAATGAAATTAATACTCAGTATTATGCATATGAAGACGATGAAATAGTCGCTAGATTAGAATATCTGGGATTAACTAAGAAGAAAGTATGCTATAATCATCATATTATTCACATACCTCATCCAGATAAAAAAAGAATAGAACATTTTGAAGCTCATCATACAGATACTAATCTAAGAGAAAAGGTTAGAAATTCACTATCACACATCTACAGTGGTGATGAACTTCAATGGCAAGAAGATTATGTTCTTGCCCAACATCATATAGAAATCAATAAGCAAAAAAGTTTAAAAATTACTGATTACCATTTCAAATCTGATATTATTTGGAATCTAAATCAAACTGGAAAGCAAACTTTTATAGCAAAAAAGCAAGATTCGAGAACACACATGATACCTGATATCAACAAAAAGCATGGAACTGGAAAGCTTGAAAACTTTCCTAAGGTATACTACATAAGTCTTGAAGAATCTATAGGCAGAAGAAAAAATATTGATTCTCAATTTGGTGAGTATCAAATAAAACCAACACCTATCATCTCAAAGAGATTCAAATATTCTAATGACATTGTTTGTGGTAAGTATCTAGATCAACTTCTTCCAGGAACAATCGGATGTGCTGTATCTCATTTGAAGGCAATTAAGCATTGGTATACTCATACTATAGATGATTACGGATTTTTCTGTGAAGATGATTTGAGTCTAGAGACAGTTAAATACTGGGATTTTACTTGGCAAGAATTTGTTGATAAATTGCCAGAAGATTGGGAGTGTGTTCAACTGACATACCTTAGGGAAGGTGGAGACATACCTTCTTTGGAATTAAAACCTAGGGAATGGAATGATTGGTCTGTGACTGCATATATTATAAATCGTGAGTATGCAAAAAAGATAATCGATTCTTACTGTGATGGAAGTGCATATAAGTTGGAATTGAAAGATAGTGATGTAATGCCCCTTGTAGAGACTCTATTTTATAGTCTTGGTAAGGTTTATTCTGTACCACTTTTTGTTGAGGATTGCAGTGGAGGAACAACTTTTGTAGAGTCTGAGCACCATAACCCATCCTTGCATGATAAAACTCATAAAATTTCATCCGAGAATACATTAGAAATGTGGAGGCAAAAGCATATGTCATCAAAAAGAATTGTAGATTATTTTCCATTTTTTGCTCCCACTGGGAGAGAAATGTTAGAGTTGAGAATCAATATATTCAAAGATTATGTTGATGAGTTTATCATTTGTGAATCAAATAAAACTCAGAGTGGATCTCCGATAGAATATGAACTTGAAAAGATATTAGATGAATTAAAATTACCAAAAGAAAAAATCAGAATTATTAAATTAGATATTCCTGATGATGAAGATCTTATTATTCAAGAAATAGACTATCATAATTGTTATGATGGCAATAATAATAATTTAAATTCTCTTCGGGCTAGAGCAAGGGAGAGGATGCAAAAGGATGCACTACTCAGTGTATTAGATGATTATTCTGATGATACTGTTTTTATTCACAGTGATATTGATGAAATTATCAAACCAGATTGCATTGGATTCATTTCTAATTTCGTAAAGAACAATCTTCAATCTGTAACTAGAATTCCAATCGTTCATCTGGAAGGAAGAGCAGATTATCGTGTTCACATGAGAGATACAAGGTCTCCTAAAGAATGGACAGGAATGTTTGTCGCTACAAAAACTCATTTACTAAAAGCGACGCCAACTCAAATCAGGTCAAATGTTTTTAATCCATATCCAATTAATTTCATTGCCCAAGATGGACAAATTTTACAAGACCTTGGATGGCATTTTTCTTGGATGGGTGATCCAGATATTAGGAAAATAAAGTGTAAGGCATTTACACATTACGATGATAAATTTGGTTATTTGGCAACCTCTAAATATTCAGCTAAAGATACTGAGGATTTTCACGAATCCTTAGATTTAAAAGAAGGATCAATCTCCCCTTCTGGAGATAAAAATACAATTCTTGTCAAGTATCCAAAAGAAAATCTTCCAAAAGAAATTTTTGAACTTCCAAGAGTTGAAAAGTTTTTATTCTATGAACCAGTTAATTTTTCAAAAATGAATGACATACAAACCTTACTAACAAACTTTTCTATGGATGTTGAAAGTCCAGAAAAGAACTTTGCTCTCGGTGTTTGGTATGAAGAGAGGGGTCATACTGCTCCCGCACTCTCATACTTTTTGAGATGTGCTGAAAGGTCTACCGATGATGATCTCGCATATGAAGCGCTTATAAAAGGAGCATTCTGTTATGAACGGCAGGGAACCAGAGATGGAACTGCCAAGGGATTGCTTCAGCAAGCAATTGTATTGATGCCTAGGAGACCAGAAGCATACTTTTTGATTAGTCGCTTTGCAGAGCGCCGTAGTCAGTGGCAGGACTGTTATATTTACGCTGAGTGGGGTCTAGTATTTGCAGATTTTGATTGCAAACCATTGATTACTGATGTAGAATACCCTGGTAGATATGGTCTTTTATTTGAGAAAGCAATTTCTGGATGGTGGTGGGAAAAAACTGTTAGAAGCAAGGAGATCCTTCTTGATCTATACCATAATCATGAGATGAATGGTGAGTACACCAAGACAGTTTTTGATAACCTGATTAAAATAGGTGTAAGAGTTGTTCCTAAGCAAAAGCAGTTTGATTTTAGTAATGAGTACAATAGAATTCTTCAAACACCAAATGGAATCAAAAAGAATGTGTCAGTTCTTTACGAACTGGCAAAGGAGTGTAAACACATTACTGAATTCGGTGATGGTAGTGGAGTAAGTACGACAGCATTTTTAAATACTGATGCTACACTTAGAACTTATGAAAATGAAAAGAAAGCATTAGTTGATAATCTGTTTAAAAAAGCAATCTCTCAGGGTAAGGATGTTAAATATTATCAATCTGAAAATACAATGGTTGATATTGAACAGACTGATCTTTTGTACATTGATACTTATCATGAATATCACCATCTTCAAAGTCAATTAAGTCTCCACCATCAAAAAGTCAAAAAGTATCTTGTTTTTAACGGAACATGTCAGTATGCTTTCCAGGGAGAATCGCCAGATTCAAAAGGAATTCTAGTATGTATCATTGATTTTATTACTAACAATTCAGAGTGGAAGTTTAGAAAAGTGGAGACTAGCAGTGATGGTCTAGTTATCCTGGAAAGAAATTAGGAGTTTAAAATTATGAGCTATGTAGTTTATTCGAAAGAAAATTGTCCTTTTTGTACCAAAATTAAAACAGTATTGGAGTTGACAGATAGTCAGTTCGTGGTTTATACTTTGAATGAAGACTTTTCTAAAGATGAGTTTTACTCTATCTTTGGTAATGGATCTACCTTTCCACAAGTTATGTATGAAGACACTAAGATAGGAGGATGTGTTGAGACGATCAAATACCTCAAAGAACAACAAATCATCAAGTCCTGACATAAATAAACCAGAAGACCACAAGAACCGTGGTGTTGACTTTCTACTTAATGGAGGTAAAAGAAAGCAAACTTATCCATTTCACATCATCTTCGAAAAGATGGTTTGCTTTCTGAATAGGGAAGTTACTATCTATTTCGAATTTTCCTTCAAGTCAAGGAAGAGAAAAGTAATTCCCAGGAGAAAGAAAAATGTTAGCAGTTAGTCTAGTTTTTGGTTCATTTCTGACTATTCTATTTCTTATAGTGGGACTTGTGATTGGGTGGACTGCTAGAGAATATATGATGAACTATCGGGAAATTCCAAAGTTGCATCCAGAATTCTACGATCAAAATGGAAATGTAATTCCCGATGAAGTTTTGGCAGTTTCATTTAATCCCGATTATTTTGATGATGAAGAGTACGATGATGAAATTGATGAATAAATAGTAATACCTGTGTGATTCGCAACTATCAGGTGAAAGGGTGCTTCGGCACCTTTTCTTGTATAAATACTATTGCGAATCACAACAGAGTAGATGTATTACACTTACGCTTATTTGCGTGAAGATAGGACTCCCTATTACATTGGAAAGGGATCGGGAGATAGAGCTTATCAGAAACACATAAGAAATAATGGTCAAAATTTATTACCAAAAAATAGAAATCAAATACTAATACTCAAAAACTTTGAAATAGAAGATGAAGCATATAAACACGAACAGTATTTGATTGCTTTATATGGAAGAAAATGTGAAGGTGGAATTTTAGTTAATATGGTTCACGGCGGAAAAGGTGGAGCAAGAAAATATTTAACTAAAAAAGAAAAAGAAAATGCATTATTGAGGAATAAAATAAACGCTGCTAAAAAATTGAAAAGATGGAGAGAAGAAAACAGAGAAGAATTTAATAGAAAAACAAATGAAAGGAATGCAAATAGAAGAGAAATTTTAAATCAGAGACAAAAAGAATATGCTGATAAAAACAGAGATAAAATAAATGAAAAGCAAAGAGAGTATAGAGAGAAAAATAGAGAAGAAGTTAGAAGGAAAGAAAGAGAATATTATGCTAAAAATAGAGATAGAATACTTAAAAGAAAAAGAAAAAATAAACTCCTTGACTCTATAAACTAAATACGGTATAATCATTTTAAATTGTGGATACTATGACTACGAAATCAACGACGAAGAAGAAGACGACTAATCAGGCAATCCCTGATCTCCCAGCAAATCCTTTTGTTTTTGAAGTTTTTAACATCGTTCAGAAACAAAGGAGTAATGCAAAGAAAGTAGAAGCACTTAAAAAGTTTGAACATCCTTGTTTGAAGTCTCTGTTCATCTGGAACTTTGATGAAAGTATCATCTCAGTTCTTCCAGAGGGAGATGTTCCTTACTCAGCACTCAATGAACAAGATTCTTTTTCTGGAACCTTGAGTGAGAAAATTGCTGATGCAGTAGATAAAATGGAAGAACTTGATACAAGTTCTCTTGGTTCTCAGGACCAAGGTCGTTCTTCTATTCGTAAAGAGTATCAGAAGTTTTATAACTTTGTGAAGGGTGGTAATGATGGACTCAGTTCTCTCCGTAGAGAAACGATGTTCATTAATATTCTTCAAGGTCTCCATCCTCTTGAAGCAGAGATTGTTTGTTTGGTGAAGGATAAGAAACTTGATACCAAATATAAAATTACAAAGGAAGTTATTTCTCAAGCCTATCCAGATATTAAGTGGGGAGGTCGTTCTTGATATGGGGAAGGGTATTAATATTATTCATGTGAATTGCGACCCATCTCTTGCTGAGGATAAGAGTCTGCCAAGAGACTCCTATATTATTTCTTACGGTGATGATGATACGCAGAAGTATGATATAGTACAAGGACTTCGTTCTGATATCTTTGATCAATATTGGGACAAGTATCGTGATGTAAGAAGTATGGAGTGGACTGAAGGTACAGTTAACCCTAAGATGTGGGGGTACAAACCCTCTGAAACCAAAAAGCGAAAGTAGTTTCCCAGATCGGCGGAAAAAAATCCGCCAAAATTTTTGGTCTGTAGGGTCGATCAGAAAAATTTGACTAAATATCAATAACGGGGTATAATACCCTTACGTTCATCCTATGTTTCTACCTCTCCTATTGGCAATCGCCCAACCAGAACCACAAATGCTTCTCACTTGTGAGCAGTTTGAATGGTTATCTGAAAGGACAATGAGAACTGAATCTCTTTCTGTATGGAAGAAGATTGAGTTTATTGCTAGATATGCAGACGGGACTGATCCTGCCTGTTTCCCAGAGGTAGAAGAATAGGACGCAAGTAGGACGACGCGGAACGGATCGTTCATTCGCTATTCGCAAATAGCGAACGCAAACGCCGCCCGAAGGAACGGGATTTAACCGTCTCATTTCTTTGGAGTAAAACCATGTCTAAAGTCGTTTATCGTGGTCAATCTTACGACACTGTAGAGCGTCGTGAGCAAAGACAAGCACAACAGCAACCTCAACAGCACAACGAAGCCTATCGTGGCATTAAGTTTGTCAAGGAGGACAAGTGATGCAGAAACTCAATTTCCTTCAACTCATTAAAGAGCAGAAGCAAAAAGAAGAGAAGCGTCATAAAGCAGTTCTCTGCATGGCGGGTCACTGCCAGGTAGGTAAAAAGTGATTAGTTTAATCAGTGGAATCGTTTTAGGTTCGACTGCATTTATGCTTCTCATTTATGCTGAAGTACTATTGCTGAGTAAGTAATGCAAAATTACACATATCATTATGATGATATGGATAAAGATAACAGACCACCTGCCTGTTATCAGTTAAAATACAGAGGTTGCAACTATTGGTCATGCTACCTTGTTCATTTGGACGAGTGGTTTGATAAACTACTAAAGTTTGAGGGAGATTGACTCTCCCTCTTTTTTTGTGTATAATGGTTAGAGTGGATACTACCCAAATGGACAGAGAAAAACTCAAACTTCTTGTTCGTAACCTTGAACTTCTAGTAGACTCACTTAAAGCAGAAGTGTATTCTGATACTCAAAGTTACCTGAACTATGAAGAAGTAAAAACAGGTCTTCATGACTATGACGAAATTTTTGACGATGATGATGGATACCCCGACTAATGACTAGTAGATCTAAAAAACTTGTAAAGTTGCTTGAGCGTTTAATCAAGCAAGACCATCTATACGACGATGAAAAGATTCGTGAGATGAAGGTCCAACTTCGTGAGTTGAAAGAGCAACTCGCAGATATCGAAAAGAAAACATCGAAAGGATTTGGTAAATGAGCGTAAAACTGGTCAGTGTAACTCCTGATGCGGAAAAGAACATGGCATATGTTGCTCGTGTTTCTAACCCCAACAATCAGGAAAACCCCAACTATGCTAAGTTGTTGGGTTATTGTATCAAGCACAACCACTGGTCTGTGTTTGAGCAGAGTTTCATGACTCTGGAGATTGAGACTACTCGTGGTCTGGCAGCTCAGATTTTGCGTCACCGTAGTTTCACCTATCAAGAGTTTTCCCAACGCTATGCTGATTCTTCCTTACTCGCAGAGACGATCCCAGTCCCCGAACTTCGCCGTCAAGACACCAAGAATCGTCAGAATTCTATTGACGACCTGGATCCTGAGTTTGTAGCATTGTCTAACAAGCAGATTGAAACCTACTTTGCTCAAGGTATGAGTCTGTATCAGCATCTGCTTGATAACGGTGTTGCAAAGGAATGTGCTCGCTTTGTGCTTCCTCTGGCAACTCCTACTCGCTTGTACATGTCGGGATCTTGCCGATCCTGGATTCATTACATCCAACTTAGAGAAAAAAATGGAACCCAGAAGGAGCACATGGAAATCGCAGAGGCATGTAAGAAGATCTTTGCTGAGCAGTTCCCCACAGTTGCAGAAGCACTGGAGTGGGTCTAAATAAATTATCTTGAAATTATAACAATGGCATCGTACCCCGTAGTGAATACAAAAACTGGAGAGCAAAAAGAAGTTGTTCTTAGCGTCCACGATTGGGATCAATGGAAACAAGACAATCCTGATTGGATTCGGGATTGGTCTGACCCATCAACCTGCCCTCAACCTGGAGAAGTTGGCGAATGGCGAGATAAACTCGTCGCCAAAAATCCTGGTTGGAATGACGTACTTCACAAAGCATCAAAAGCACCTGGTTCTAAAGTAAAGAAAATCTAATGGCAAGAAGAAAGAGAGCATCTGCAGAGCAACCTATCGGGGTTGGACTCACGGCAAAGCAGATGAAGCGGAAAAAACCGCTCAGTTCTGAGTACCTAGTAGAAATTGATCCACTTACAGAAAATCAACAAAGACTCTTTGATTCATATAAAGAGGGAAAACACATCGCTGCTTATGGGTGTGCAGGTACTGGAAAGACCTTTATTACCCTCTACAATGCCCTTTGTGATGTTTTAGACGAAAGAACTCCTTATGAGCGTATCTACCTTGTACGCTCTCTTGTAGCAACTAGAGAGATTGGTTTCCTTCCTGGTTCGCATGAAGATAAGGCAGACATCTACCAGATTCCTTATAAGAATATGGTGAAGTATATGTTCCAAATGCCTTCTGATGCCGACTTTGAGATGCTTTATGGTAATCTCAAATCACAAGAAACTATTAAGTTCTGGTCCACTTCATTCCTTCGTGGAACTACTCTTGATAATGCAATTGTAATTGTAGACGAATTCCAAAATCTCAACTTCCACGAACTTGATAGTATTATCACCCGTGTTGGTGAAAATACAAAGATCTGTTTCTGTGGTGATGCTATGCAATCTGATTTGCAGAAAACGAATGAGCGTAATGGTATCGTTGATTTTATGACGGTATTGCGTAAAATGCCATCTTTTGATATGATTGAGTTTGGAGTTGATGATATTGTCCGTTCTGGACTTGTCAAAGAGTATATTCTAGCAAAAATGGAAGCAGGTTTTTAATGTTTAATCATGTTGATATTGACCTCCCATCTCTTGAAAGAGAGACTATTGATGGGGTCCGTTATTATAAAGTACCTGATGACGAAGAACTTCTCCGACTGGTCTCCATCACTTCGGTGACCAGTCATTTTAATAAGGAGATTTTCGTCAACTGGCGTAAGAAAGTTGGTAATGAAGAAGCAGATCGTATCACAAAAGCAGCAACAAGTCGTGGTACAGATATGCACACTCTGGTAGAACATCATCTGAAGAATGAAGACCTACCAAAAGTGCAACCGATTTCTGATTTTCTCTTTAAGATCTCAAAATCAGACCTAAAACGTATAAATAATATTTACGCCTTAGAAGGTTCCCTATATAGTAAGCAACTGGGTATTGCTGGTACAGTTGACTGTATCGCTGAATACGACGGCGAACTAGCAATAATCGATTTTAAGACATCTAAAAAACCAAAACCACGCGAGTGGATCGAACACTATTTTGTACAGTGCATGGCATATGGTTGTATGCTGTACGAACTGACTGGTATCTCAGTCAAAAAACTTGTAATCATCATGGCTTGTGAAAATGGAGAATGCGTCGTCTATGAAGAACGAGACAAATCAAAGTACATTAAACTACTCACCCAATACATTAGAAAGTTTGTTAGAGATAAACTGGAACTCTATGGAACAGAATAAAGAACTAGAACAAGCAATAGAAAGTAAATTCTTAACTCCTTCTAGGTTTGCCCTAGAAATTGAGAAAATTGTTGCGGAAGAAAACTTTAACTATATTGATGCTATTTGCCATTATTGCGAAATCAATAATCTTGAGGTAGACTCTATAACAAAGCTTGTCTCAAAACCACTCAAGGAAAAACTTAAGTGGGATGCAACAAGACTTAACTTTATGAAGAGAACTTCTAGGGCAAAACTACCACTATGATTTCTCGTGCTGATTTAATGCACCATCGCCTACAAGCATGGTTGCGTGAAAATAAATGCGATGACTTGGAGTATCTGGGTTTTTATCCAGATACTTTAGGTGAAGATAAACATTGGTATCGTATTGCCGAGCATGAAGTTACTGTTGATTGTATTGAAGATCTTGAGTTAGTCGATGCTGAAAGTGACTAAATAATGGTGCTTGTCTGTCGTTATTCAAGCGGAATGGGGTCTTTATGACCCTTTTCTTGTATAAATAACTGTAACGACAGTCAAAGCAGAAATGTATTACGTTTATCTCTGGTTAAGAGAGGATAGGACGCCTTATTATGTGGGTAAGGGCAAAGAATATAGGGCATATGTTAAGCACTTAATCGGCAACCCGCCACCTAGAGATAGAATAGTAATCGTTGAGACCTTTGACGACGAAGAAGAGAGCTATAAGTATGAAGAGTATCTTATAGAAGTCTATGGTAGAAAGTGTGAAGGAGGTATTCTACTCAATACGAGTGTCGGTGGGCGAAAAAGAAATAGTCGGTATAGAGAAACTGAAGAAGAGTTTAAAGAAAGGAGAAAAGATATTGTTAAAAAATATCAACAATCTGAAAAGGGCAGAGAAACTTATAATAGATGGGTCACTGAAAACAAAGAGCGGGTCAAAGAAATAAAGAAAAAGTATAGAGATAAAAATAAAGAAAAACTAAACGAGAACGCGAGAAACTCTGAACGCAAGAAGGCAGCAGATAAGATTTATAGGGAGAATAACAAAGAGCGTATCGCAGAAACACAAAGAGAATATCAACAAAAGAATAAAGAAAAGTTGAGAGAATATCACAGGGAATATTACCACAGAAGAAAAAAACTTGCCGCCAAACCTAAAGACTGATATAATACATACAGTTGAAATGTGAAAGTTGAAGGTGACTCCTTATCAAGTTTATTGCGAATATCTTGCTTTGAAATCGCATTTTTCTAATAAAAACTATGATTACTTCAAATACAATAAAAAGGTAAGGGCTTCTCTTCAATCTTTTTACAAAAGAAAAGACCGTTACTTCTTTGAGAAAACAAGTCGTAAATATAAGGACGAAGAGATTGTTAATTTTTTGGTCGCAAACTTTGTAGAATCTAATAGTGTAAATCAGGTATGGATTGGCGAAATTATCAATTCTGGCGAAAGAAACTACGCCGAATGGACGAAACGACAACAGAGTTTGACATACTTGTTCAAAGAACAAAGCAACGAATTGTTCTCGGAGAACGAATTAGAGAGTGTTTTCGACTGTTCGAAAGGTCATCCACCCGTTCTAAAAATGTTCCTGGGCGGGAAAATTTCCCTAGAAACCCTGGTGATATATGATAAAATATTCCTGTTCGGGAATAAGTTTGATAAGAAACTTTTGGACCCAGTGTGGGAATCCGTAAGTTTAAAATTAAAAAAGTATTCCCCGTTCATAAATATTGATGTGTTCAATTATCGTAAGATTTTGCGGTCTATAATCAATGAGTGACTTTTTTAAATCTGATATTATCCAAGACGAACTGACTGAGATTAATAATCTTCAGGAAGAAATCTATGGCAGTATCCTGACCTTTGGTGGAATGGATGCTGAGACCAAGAGAGAACACGTTGAAAAGTTACAGACCTTGCTAGAAAAGCAAAGGATCATGTATACTAGATTGTCTCTTTCAGATGACCCACAAGCGGTTGAGATGAAAGAGAACCTACGCAAATCGGTGGCACTGATGGGTTTCCCACCAGACACTGATATGTCAATTTTATTCGACAGTATGAGAGAAACAATTGAATCCCTCAAAGACTATCTTGACGACTGAGGGAATCTTTGCTATACTATCCGAGTAAATCCCCCGAATCCAAAACTATCCGAGGTAATCCAAATGAGCTTCGCAGACCTTAAAAAGCAATCGAAACTTGGCAACCTGACCGCAAAACTGGTCAAGGAAGTCGAAAAAATGAATAATAACGGTTCATCTTCTGGTGATGACCGCCAATGGAAACTGGAATGTGATAAGAGCGGCAATGGTTATGCCGTCATCCGTTTCCTTCCTGCTCCCGAAGGTGAAGACCTGCCTTTCGTCAAACTCTACAGTCATGCCTTCC